AAGTATACTTATACTTAGGATAATATAAAATATAAGGCAGCGTAACCCAGATTACACTGTCACTAAGCCCACGATAGGGGGTCCAGGGGGATTTCCTATTATATAACGTTATGTTTTACATATGTTTTACATATGTTTTACATATGTTTTACATATGTTTTACATATCCTTCCAGAGATGTTGCGATGATAAAGAGTTGTAATCTAGCCCACACCTCTCTCGGCACACTTTTTTTTCTCTCGCTACCTACCCTGAGTCCTAACTCATACAATTATTCAGACGAGTTCGTCTACACTTTAGTCGTTCTAACAGTTAGGCACGCTTTTCGGAACAAGAAGGAATTCAGTACAAAAGATCGTATACTAGATAATAGAGCGAACAGAAGATGTAGATGTTGCGATGATAAGGAGATCGTAATATCTATTATTTTTACAGTCCTTTATAGTTAAGGAATGAAAAGGAAAATGATAATAGGTTTTATCGGTATTAGAGGTTATTGTGCGAGTGATAGTGATTTAATAGAGCTAATTAATGAGTATCCTTTTGCTGAATGGTATCATGGTGCAAATTCTGATTTTGATAAACAAATAATGAGAGTAGGTAAAAAGTTTGATATGGATTTAACATCGGTTTGTATTAATCCTAAACCTATGCCTGTATCGTGGATATGCTCGGATTGGAAGGATGAAAGAATTCCATTTAAGAGTGAAAGGCTTATAAAAGCCTCTAATCTGGTTGTTATATTAACAGATAACAAACCTAGAGGTTTAATCGGTCGCACACTTAGATATGCTCAAACCTTAAATAGAGAAGTATTAACTTTAGACCCTATTATAGTAAATGGTGCTGAACGTCAAAATAATATAGAAAAAGCTAGACAAAGAAAAGCAAAGTTAAAAGAGGAAGAAGAAAAGAGAAAGATGATTAACGCGATACATGATGCAGTCAATAGTCCTCGCGTTAAAAATCCAAAAGCAATCAGCTTTATAGGGAGTAAAGATAGTACTATAGACCCTTTATATATAAAAAGGATTGCTAAAGAGTTTCCTAAAGCTAAATGGTACTGTGAAAGCGATACTAATAGTTTCTGTAATCAAGTTATTGAAGTAGGTAAGAGGTTAAATAGAGAAGTTAACGTGGTTAATGTTAATGAAAGTGAGATACCTAGAACATGGAATAAGCTACAATCCAGGTGTGTGAAGCTAGTGAAGAATTGTGATATACTTGTCGCGCTATGGAACAGGTCTGAAGAAGGAAGAGTTTTCTTTTGTATCTGCATAGCGAACAATGATGGAAAAGAAGTAAGAATATGGGACTCTAAAGCTTTAACACTGATATAGGAGAATACATTAGCTATGAGTAACGATCTTACTAAAAAGTTAGCACAAATCGGAGCTACAGCCGTTATAGAAACACAAGATTTCATTTTTCGATCTTATGATACTCCTTTAGCTAGAAGAAATAATGCTATGCTTGAACGTATAACCAAAGCTATACAAGCTGCAAATATATCTTCCAGAGATTTAGAGGAGATAAAGCATGGAACAGGATAATACTGTTAATAATACTGCTATTAAAGTAGAAGATAACGAGCGTACATATAAACCAGGCTTTACCTACTGTGCCTACTGTGGTCAGACCTTCGAGGTGGATGCTGAAGGGCACCCTAGTAAAGCGGTAGAACCGCCTGATCGTATGTCTGTACAGGCCGTAAGCCGTCATATTATGACTTGCGCTGCTCATCCTATATCTCATCTTAAACATGATTTTATACGGGCGTTAAGATATTTGGAACAATCTCATATCATAAGCGCCCCGGAGTTTATTAAGATGATGAAGGAAAAATGGGGAATCTAATATGAATATTATTTCCTTCCAGAATTTATCTCCTCCGAGATGGTGTATGTCCTGCGAACAAGATTTCGATCCTGATGATCCTTATTTCATGGAAATAATTCTAAAGGACGGAATCTATAAGGTACATCTAAATTGCTTTCCAGAATTTTGCGCGAATGAAATCCCGAGGAATCTATGGAAGATAATAACACCGTTGTATATAGAGATGATACACATGAGGGCGAGGGGAATACAGCCCCTTTAAGAGATAACGAGATGCGTCCTACGATGACGGGGTGTATTCCTGTAAAAGATAGCGAAATTCTATATGATTTATATAGAAAACGACCTGATATTTTTAATGTAATGGTTCGTTGTGCTGTTAAGTTAATAGAAAAAGGTAGCGATTATTGTGATAATGATCCTAGTTATCGTTCTAATTTAATGGCAAGCGAGGAAATAGGGATACCTGCCTGGAAAGGCGTTATGATTAGAATGATGGATAAGTGGGCTCGTCTTAAAACTTTTGCTAGAAGGGAGTATTATGAGGTAAAAGACGAGAGTTTTGTCGATACGGCTATAGATAATGCGAACTATTCGATGATTATAGTTACTATATACGAAAGTTTAGCGAGGAATAAGGATGAAAGTAAAGAAGAAAAAAGGAGATGAAAGAAGGCTAGATTTAGTTTATAAAAATAAGAAAAAGCCCTTATATATAGATGAATATGGAACAAAGGTATTTGCTCTCCATCCTAAAACTAATGAACCTATCTGTGGCGCTATAAGTCAGCTAGGAAATGATGAGATATGTATTAGAAAGCCTGTAGGACCTAATGGTAGATGCTGGAAGCATAAAGGTAAAGCTTATCCGAAGAATACAGCGTTAGCAAAAATGCCCGAAATGAAGGGCATGACGGCCAAATATAGCCATTTACCTCCAGGAATGGTTGGTTCTTTCATTACGACGATGCAACTTCCTGACGAGGAAGTTGTGTCGGTAAAGTCAGAGATAGCTTTTATAGATGCTGTTATTTCAGAAGAAATCGAAGGATTTAAGGACTTCAATTTCGCTTCTATGAAGGTTATAGAAGAACTATCTGCTGATATCATCGAACTTGCAGACGATGTTACCCATAAAGGAACAGAAAAATTAAGGGATAGAGCATACGCTATTGCTATCGCTGTAGAGCAGTTTAAGAGTAAAAAGGCATCTGTAGATAGAATTAAGACGCATCAGGAGCATAGAAGGAAATTAAGCGAAACAGAATCGAAGCTAATTTCTTCTAAAATGCGCCAATTAACAGCAGAACAGGCTATTCAGTTTGCTACTGGACTGGTCGCTATCGTTAATAATCATGTTAAGGATATAACTATACTGGAGATGATTGCTGATGATGTAGAAAAGCTAATGCAGGTGCCTAAAGGTTCTCTTCCAGGAATTAGGAAGTTTATGGAGGAGCGCCGAAACGCTGGTTTTATGAAAGAAAGACCTAATATAGTCGATGAAACGAATGATGACGATGTTATTGATGTACCTTTTGGTGTTAACCCTAGTAATTACACTAAACCTATAGAAGAAGATGAAGATGACATGGACGAGGAATAGTATTATGTGTATTCTTCCAGAGATAAGGGGCGACAAATGCCAGAGTTAGGCGCAGGAATAGGGCAAACAGTAAAAACTGTTCTTAAGAATAGTTTAGAAGCGGAAACTCCTTTTTTACCTCTCGCAGAGGTGGAAATAGAGGGTAAATATGACCATAATATCATTACTAATACTCATATAGAAGGAGGTATAGAGATTGCTGCGGCTCCCGCGATACCTGTATCTCTAAAGCTAGGTGGTTCTAGAGATAGAAACGTGACAGATAACTCGAATTTGAGAGTTTATGTAAGGTATTTAAGGCTATCTTTCTTCGGGCCTGGTACGCAGCCTCATAGTGGAGGAGGCGGAACAGATAGTCCTATTAATCCGCCTACTGATCCTGTAGATGCAGGTACAGAAAGTCCATTTCTAGGCGGAGGTAATCCTCATGCCTGATGATGTTTCGGATAAAGCTGAATGGGGAGAAGCAGTAGAGGCTTTAATTAGGCTTACTGCTAGAGGAGCAGCAGCAGGAGAAGATGAATTAAAAGATAAGGAAATGGTTTTATCAGAATTGGAAATGGAAGCTGCTGCTACTCCTGTATTTATTAAAAAAGGAGATAAGACAGAAACAGATTACGATAGTAAGGAACCAGGGACGACACCTTTTAAGTATAGAGTTCTATACGTTAGATTCCCTAAACCCACTATATAGAAGGAGACAATTATGACTACGACAGCCGCTCCGAAGAAAACTATCTTTACAGCCGATCCGTATGGTGAGACGACTGTTAGAGGAGATATTAGTTTAGGATGGCTTGTTATTATAGGCCATATGTTAGGTTTGGAAGGCGATCTGGAGCATATGGGAATTCAGGCTCTAAATATGGCTATCAGAGAAGCCTTTCATAAAATCTACATGACTGATGATAAGATTAAGACGATGGCTAAGACTCTTAGAAATAAGGGCTTTACGTTAGAGACTAAAGGTTTCGATGTTTTAACTAAAGAGATCGGTTATTATATCTGGAAGAAGATAATCCCGATTACATTTGTTGCCAAACAGATATCTAATAGTCAACATGCTAAAGTAATGGCTATTATGAAAGAAAGTAATCCAGATATAATCAAAGGTACGCAACAAGACATTGTTCGGAGTGTAATGCAGGCTACGGTTGATCTTACTTTTTAACTAAAAAGGGGCTATGTGACGTTACTTGACAACTAGGGTATAATGAAGTTGGGCTTGGGAGTAGCTTTCTCCTGATAACCTCTACACCGACCACACATGAACAGGCGTTATGGGTTATACCTGGAAACAGGTATAACCCTTTTTTTTTCGTCTATGTTTAAGGATTAAATATGGCTGGTTTAGGTAGAAAGATACCGCAGGATTGGGAGCATGTAGAGAAGTATCCGATTAGAGGTGCAGCTTTACCAGTCCCTAAAAAGGTGGAGACTACTATAACTACACCTTATATGGATGAATTGATCGTTTTCTATAATCAGGGAAACGAAGGCGCGTGTTTTCCTGCTGGAACTCACATTCTAATGTCTGATGGCTCTATCAAGCATATAGAAGATGTAAATCTTCTTGATAGAGTTATGACTGCTGAATGTGGAGTAGGGCAGGTAACTAATTTAAGTGTTAGAAAGTATAAAGGAGATATACTAAATTTAGTTATATGGGGTCATAAACATCTTGCTCTCACACCTGAACATCCTGTTCTAACAAAAAGAGGATATATTAAAGCTAAAAATCTTACTGAAGATGATTTTATAGCATTCCCTAAGTGTCTTACCGAGTACGTAAGTAAGAAAATAAAGCCTTACAATTATCTTGCAGATATTAATCTTAATAGAATTCAAACTACAGGAACAAGAAATTGGCAAATTCCTGGTCGTAGAATTTGTACTGTAAGATTAAATCCTGCACCTAAAGAGATTATATTAGATAATGATTTTGGTGTTATAGTGGGTTTATTTTTAGCTGAAGGAGCTACTACATCAAATAAAGTATCATTCTATTTTGGTGGTCATGAAAGAAAAACACTTGTTCCTAGATTAGATCAGCTACTTAGAGAGAAACTAGGTGTTGAGCCTTACGTGCAGATTAGAGGTAATGGTAGTATAGTTGTAACTATATTTGGTAAAATATGGAAAACATTATTTGAAAAATTATGTGCAACTGGATCAGGAAGTAAGTTTATTCATCCTGATATTATCTCAGGCCCTGATGAATTTCTAGCTGGACTTGTAGAAGGTTGGTTACTAGGAGATGGTCATTGTAGGTATGAAACTTCTAATGGTAAACGAAATGTAGTTTCTGGAGTTACCATTTCTCATGATCTAGCAATTGGTATGTTTGAGATTATTAATTATCTAGGCTACCAACCTATTATAAGTACACGCGAGCCCTCTAATAACAGGTATGCTAAGGTTCGACAAAATATATGGGAAGTTGGTTTTCAACTAGATACTAATAAACACTGGCGGGCTGAGAGTGATGAACATTATACGTGGAGAAAATTACGTAAAATAGAGAGCACGAAATTCGATGACTACGTATATAATATGTCGGTTGAGGGAGATGAATCTTACATAGCTGAAGGTGTAGGCGTACATAACTGTACAGGTTTCTCTGCCTCCTGGGTGATGAGTCTTCTAAATAAACTTGCTATCCATCTAGGTTATGATGCTTTCTGGCTTTATAGACAAGCACAGTTAGTAGATGGTAATAGAAATACACCTCCACAAGAAGGTTCTACCATACGTGCGGCTTTTGATACGCTGAAAAATAAAGGTCATGTAATAGAAAATATACGTACTAGATTAAGTAATGGTCCTGATGTTAAAGAAGGCGTTAAAATATATAGATGGGCTCAGACAATAGATGATATCAGGGCTGCTATAAATCAGAGAATTCCTTGCGTTTTGGGTTGTAACTGGTATTCGGAATTTGATAGACCAGTTATGAGGAAACGCGGTGCAATTACTGAATACTGGATTGGGACTAGATCAGATTGGTCTTCTATTCGTGGTGGTCATGCTATTTGTATTAATGGAGCTAGTGATTCGAGGCAGGCGGTAAAACTTCGAAATTCATGGGGTAAAAGCTATCCTCCTGTATACATATCATATACTTCTCTCCAGAGATTGATCGGGGAAGCTGGAGAAGTAGGTATTCCGACTGATAGATAAATAAAATGCTTAAGACGCAATTTCTGGATGGTACTCTTAATAAAGCTATTCAAGATCATGTTATTTCTAGCCTTCGCGGACAGTCAGATAACGCAAAGAAACCATCTAAATATGCAAAATACACGCGAAGTCCAGTAAAATTCGGGATGCAAGTTCTAGGGGATATCTATACTCCAGAGATTCAGCGTTTAATGCTGAGTGTGAGAGATAATCCTGTAACTGTAGCAAAAACAGGGAATGCGGTGGGAAAAGTCATGCCGCTGCTAGGATAGCAATATGGGCCTTTACTTGCTTCCAGAGAGTTCAGGTCTACCTAGCGGCGGCTCCTCCCGAAAATAATCTGAGAAATATCTTATGGGGTGAAATTAGTAGTATAGTAGAAAAACATCCCGAATTATTTGTTGGCTGCGATATCTCGTTTGCTAGCATGTATATTAGACGTTCTAAGCTTGATTTTATCCAGGGATTAACTATTCCGCTGGCAGGAACACCTCAACAGCGAGAGGCTAAATTCTCTGGAAAGCATAGAGAACACATTTTCTTTATTATTGATGAGGGTGATGCTGTTCCTGATGAAGTTTATAGAGGAATAGAATCATGTCTCTCGGGTGGTAGTCTGGCAAGATTATTAGTTTTATTTAATCCAAGACGTGCCAGCGGTCCTGTGTATTTTATGGAAAGGGATGAAGTTGCGAACGTTGTCGAGATTAATGCTTTATCTCACCCTAACGTGGTTAGTGGGGACAACATTATCCCTGGTGCTGTTACCCGTGATACAACCGTTCGTAGGATTAATGAATGGACTGTTCCTATTCCATTAGGAGATCAGTTAAATTCCGACAGTTTTAAGGTTCCAGAGTACTTAGAGGGATTTCAGGCTAAAACATATAAGAAAGATGATTTTTATCCTCCCCTTCCTTCTGGGTATAGGAGAGTGGTAAATCCATCGTTTTCTTATATGGTACTGGCTAAATATCCTTCCAGAAGTGAGGAGCAGTTAATCTCACAGGAATGGATTGATAAGGCAGTAAGAAATTATAGGAACTATACTAGAAGAACTGGATTATTCCATGTTCCAGGTATTAGACCAATTATGGGTGTTGACCTGGCGGAAAGTGAACAGGGCGACCTTACGGTTGCGACGCTTCGGTATAATTATTTTGTGGCTCCGCAAGTTGTTTGGAATGGTATGGATGCTATCAGGAATGGGAATACAGCAGCAGATATTTACATTCCCGCTCACGCTCGATACGCTAATGTGGATTGTTCTGGTTTAGGATCGGGAACTGTTGTAACCATGATGGGTCGAGGTTGTAAAGCTAATCGCGTTATGGTTCAGTCTGCTGTTAATGAAAAATATCTGACTCAAGAGATGAAAGATTTAGGGCGGTTTAATAAACTACGCGATCAGATGATGTGGATGATGAGAGAATGGTTAAGGACAGATGAGCACGCTGCAATTCCTGATGATAAAGATTTGCATGAAGAACTCATCGCTCCTAACTACGGTAAACATCCTGTCACTGGTAAGATTACTATGGAATCTACTGATGATATTAAAGAAAAGATTGGTAGATCGCCAGACCGCTTTATGTCGCTCATGATGACTTTTGCACCTGTGGATGGGGCTTTTAGTTCTGAAGTCCATTCATTCGATTATCTGGGTGGGATAAAAGATGCCCGTTATCCTTTCTGAGCAGTTTTATAGTTCTGCTCCCTCTGCTTCAATTCATAGTATCATTAATAATGATAGAAATAAGTATGTTAGTGGTTGCGATCCTTTAAGATTATATAGAAATTACGTAGAAGGAAAGCAGCAGCAAACTCTAACAATAGGGCAGAGAGAGATTCTACGAGAAGTAATCGGTCACGAGTTTGCAGATAATGTATGTTTGCAAATTATTGCTGAAGCTGCTGACCGATTAAATATGATTAGATGGACTTGTGAAGATAAGAAAGTTCAAGAGTTTCTAGATGCTCTATTTATTACCTCCTCTGTTGAAGATTTTGCAGGAGAAATCCACTTCAATATGATTCAGGATGGTAATCATGTAGTAGCTCTAGGATGGGACCAGGAAGCACAAAGAGTAACTCTACATTCCGAACCGTGGTGGGATGAAAGAGAAGGAGTATTTATAGCTTACGATGACCTTCGACAGCCTAAATATGGTGTGAAGGAGTGGTATCCAGGCTATGATGAAGATGGTAATCCCAATGATAATTTGAAAAGAAGGAATATATGGTTTAAGGGTCGTCTAGAGAGATATATTTCTCCGGGTGGCGGGTCTGAATGGATACCATATTCTCTTCCAGAAGATAACGGTCAATGGCCGCTGCCGTGGAAAAAGGCAGATGGCTCTGATATGGCAATTCCATATGTTCACTTTATTAATTCTGGAAAAACAGTAAGAGGAGCGTATGGTAGAAGTGATCTAGCTGGCGGAGTTCTAGGATTTCAGGATCAAATTAATGATCTACAATATGCTATTACAGCCGCTGCTAGAATGACAGCTTATCAAATGTATACCGCAGCAGGAATTGAACCAAAGAAAGATGCTAAAGGGGATGACTTACCTCCAGAAGTGGGTCCGGGGCGTTTACTTTGGTCCAGTAATCCTGATGCAAAGTTTGGGAGAATTCCTGCTGGTGATCTCAATCCTTTGCTTTCTGCTTACGGTACGAAACAAAGACGTGTAGCACAAATGACCAGAACTCCATTTCACGTTATTTCTGGAGGAGACTGGCCTAGTGCCGATGCATTGAGAATTGCAGAACGTCCTGCTGTTCAGAAGGCTAATAGGAACGTAAGAAAAGGAAGAGTAAAATGGTCGGAAGTAGCTCATCGAGCTACGGAAATTAGTAATGCTTTTTCTAAAGATCAAACTCTGGAAGAAGATGTGGTAAAGGCCCCGATTGTATCGGAGTTTGGGCCTACCGAACGAGTAGAATTCGGCGATATGGCTCAGACTATTCAACAGCTAGGTGGTTTTATTTCTCGCAGAGAAGGTCTGAGAAAGATGGGATATAGTGAAAGCAGTGTCGAAAAAATCATCGCCGAAAAGATCAAAGAAACTACTGAATTCCAATCCGCCCAAATCGCACGAAACCAATCACAGTTTGATAATAGAAATAGATTCGGACAACAAAATGAGCAAGGAACAGGACCCGATCCAGGAGCTATTAACAAAAACTTGTGAGGATGAGAAGGTAGTATCTCCTCCTGTAAAGGGGAAAGTTAAACTAAAAGATACTAACTTCTCTTCCAGAGATAAACCGCGCATTGTAAAAGTGAGGATGGTGATAGATGGATTTTTAGGAGTTCTGGATGGAAAAGGAAATATAGTTCAGGAAATTCCTCTTCAACATATTCCTGGCAAACAGCCGGTAATTATCTCAACGTTAGATGAAGAAGGATTTGGTCGCGCTTTAGCTGAATGCCTTTCCATCCAGAAATACTATCAAACTGAGATAGATAAAAGCATAGAATTGGAGAAGGTAAATGAGCGCGACTCTTCAGAGAGCAATCACGCGCGTAATGGACGCAGATGATTGGGATAAAAATAGTTTTTCAGATGGTGAAGTTCCCACATTCGATGCTGGTTCTGGTAAGTTTATAGGGAGTTCTGGCGGTAGTATTGATACTAGTACTCTGGTTCATAAAGTTGGAGATACTATGACAGGGGAGTTAATAACTCCTAAACTAACTCTGCCTGTCACTGCTACTGCTTCTCCTAACTTTGGAACTCTCTCTATTGGTCCTTCTCCTTTCGATGGCGCTACTCCAGGCTTTTATGCAGGAAACTCCGCTGGAACATATTTTGCTATAAACACCGCTAACAGCTTTGCTGGTGATATCTTTCATATTCAGAAATTCGGAGAAACTAAATATAAATTTAGTGCCAATGGAATGTTGCAGCTAGGAAAAATAGATACTTCTGATATTGATCTGACTACTTCTGAATTTGCTGCGGGGATTTCTAATGGTTATGCTAGTCTAATGTTTGGAAATGAAGATAACTTATCAGAATTTGTTATCTTCAATAATATAATTCCAAAAACAGGTGGTGGTTATTATTTAACAAGTGATGCTGTTGCAGCAGCAAATAGCGGAATGTTTATCTATACATATGGAAATACGCTATCATTCCATACTACAGAGGTAACTACTCCGGGTCAGCTTCTTAATGTTGGGGGCGATTTTAGTTTACCGCTTATAGTTGCGGGAACGTCTTATGGTGGTATTAATGCTGGTGTTTCTGTTTGTAAAGTAAAAGATAGCGTCGGTCCTATTCTTACTGTTACTGACTGGGTACTTTCTCCTACTCTATTTTATATAGATTATACTGGTAGAGTAGGTGCTAATAAACAAATAATGGCTCAACATCTTGGGTCTTCGGTAAATGATAATACTCAGGATGCTATTAGAATCCAGCCTAGTAGTGCATTATCTGCTAATTATAGAGGTCTTACTCAATATCTAAATTCTACTGATACTAGTCCTACTTTTACACTAAATAAAGATGGAAAATTAGAGTGGGGAGTGGGAGGATCGTCTGCGTTAGATACTTCTTTTCAGAGATCGGCTGCGGGAGCACTTAGAATTAACTCTAAACTAGGAATTGGTGGAAATGCGATTTCTAGTTTAACTGTTCCTATTGCTCCAACGGTAAATGCTAACTATGGTTTGTTGTCTCTAGGAGCAGGTCCATTTGACGGCTCGACTACTGGATTTTTTGTTGGAGATGCTACAGCGAGTGGTGGAACTCATATAGCAGTTAATGCTGTTACTGGATTTGCTGGTAATTTTGTTGATTTGCAAGTTGCTGGTGTGAGGAAATTTAGTGTATCTAATGCTGGCGATATTAGTGTTGGTAATAATGTTATAGTAGCTTCTGGTGGTAAAATTCAATTTGGAAGTTCAGGTTTTGCTACTCCAGATATTAATATAAGTAGATTAGCAGCTACTCGATTAGGTATTGATGCTCAGACTAAATTTACTGCTTTAGGTTCATCAGTAAATGATAGTACGCAAGATACTGTTAGGATTCAGCCTAGTACTACGTTAGCAGCTAACTATAGAGGACTTGCAGTCTATCCCACTTCTGCTGCGACAACTCCTACTGTATATACAGATTCCGCGGGTGCTATACAGGTAGTAGCAGCGAGTACTTGGAATGGTGTGGCTCCTTATTTGAATCTAACTGGTAGTATGACTAGTGGTTCTAATGCTGGTGCGGCTTGTTTAATTAGAGCAACTCTTGATGCTAGTAATAATAATAATGGATACTGCTACGCTATAAATGGAAAAATAAGTGCTGCTCCTAATGCCACAACTCTTTGTGCTGGAGTAATGGGTACAAATTTATTAAATGTTGGAAGTAAGACTCAAGTAGCGGTTTATGGTTTAACTGGCGCTATTAATAACCCTAGTTCAACTTCTAAATTATATGGTGCTATATTTGGTGCTGGAAGTAATAATGCAACTGGAGCACATGTTATTGGTGTATTAGGACATACAAGAAGTGGTGCTACTATTTCTTATGGTGGGTATTTTACCTTTTATGATAGTGGTGTGCTAGAAGGGACGCTTCCCACTGTGGGTGGTAGTGGTAGTGCTGCTCTAGCTGCTGATAATGCTGCTATTGCTGCTGATATATTTAGAGCACTTGATAATGGAACTACGGTAGTTAGTATTGCTGATGGTGGGCAAACCAGACTTTCTATGTTAGGATCGGCTTCTGATGATGTAACTCAGGATGCCCTTAGAATTCAACCATCTGGTGCTTTATTAACTTACTGGCGCGGTCTTGCTCTATATAATGCTTCTGGTGGAACAGTTCCTAATTACTCCATCGACAAGAATGTAGTAGTATTTATGGGTAATAGTCCTGCTGTTCCTGGTGCTAATCCTACTAATGGTGGTTATTTGTATGTGGAAGCGGGTGCTCTTAAATACAGGGGCAGTGGTGGTACAGTAACTACTATCGCACCTGCGTAACTAGGAGATGACATGGCAGATTTTATAGCTAGAATTAAGAGGACAGTAGAAGTAGAAGAAGAAGTTCCTTTGTTGATATGGCAATGGACTATAGAAAGAGGTGACAGCACTACTCCTTCAGAGATTAATATTCTGTTACGGCCTGTAGATGAAGAAGGTAAATGGATAGAAGAGGCACAGGTTTTAAGAGCAAATCTAAAAGATGATATTAGTAATGAAGACCCAATGCTACAGAGACTCGTAACTACACTTATAGATTCTGTTATTCTAGACTCGATAATTCCTGAGACTCCTTTTACTAAACAATTTGGAATTGCAGGCCAACCTATACGTGATGGAGGACAGGTTATTTTGAGGGCTATGGGTCAACTATAGAGGTATAGATGGTATGTCTAAAATTATAGCTGTTATCGGGCATCAAACTAGACCAATTATGGTCAAGGGGCAAAGAGATGTAATTATTCGTTTTGCTACTGGCGCTTCGTTGGATGTTCCTGGGCAGAATCACGCTATTCATATCGAGCGGTCTAATAAAATAAGGGTGGAGGGCAGTTCTAGTAATACTATTAGATCGTTCATCGGTATATGGATTGGGAATACAAATGGGGATTGGGAAGATATTGTAGTAGATGGAGTGAGTGTTATAGGGTGTAGACAGCAGGGAATTCTGGGCGTAAATGCTCAGGGCGTCTTGTTGAATAATGTTACTGTTAAAAATGTGGCAGTTCAACATGCTGTCTACTTTGGTAATATTAATCGAGGTATCACAAAGAAAATCAGACTTAAGAGGTGTCACTTATCTCATACTGCTCTGGCATGCCTTCAATTTAATGCTGAAAGTGCGGCAGATAAATGTGGTCCCTGTGAGGTAATAGATACGATTGTGGAGAATGATTTTGCGCTAAATCTTCTCTCTACTAATCCAATTTCTTTCCAGAGGTGTACAATTAACGGCGCTACTCATGCTGACCATACATTTGCTCGTAATTGGCCTACTAGAGCAGTGTATGATAGTGCTACTAAATTTAGTAGAAAACCAATGGTAATGAGTGGTAGTTCAGTTAGTCCTGTCGGTAGATCTATAGAACATGACACAACTACAACGGAAGAGTAATTATGCATGTCACAAACAAGAACTGTTTCGCTCTCGTTAGGTGCTACATATATAGGGGCTCTATCTAGATTAAGAGCACAATTATATGATACTACTGGAGCATTAGTAGGTGGACTTGTTTCTTCAGGATTTGCAGCAATAGGTAGTAATGGAGATTTCGTATTTGTTTACGATTATTTAGATGATTTTAGAGGTGCAGTTCAGTTTTTTGATACGAATGATGGACTGCCTATTCCTAATCTTCCTGTTGTAGCTTTTGATCCTGAAGGAGCCTCTGCTTCTGCGGGTGCGGGTCCTAATCTAGTTAATCTTACTGTTCAAGATGGTGATGGAAATAACTTGAGTGGAGTATCAGTAAGGTTAGTAATTGGTATATATTCTTACTCTAATATTACTGATATAAATGGAGTAGCCTCATTTGGGTTAGAAAATGGAACTTATACTCTGGTTATGGAAAAATCAGGGTATGAATATACTCCTACTGAAGAGACAATCTCTGGAGATGAAGATATTACCAGAGTTATGTCGGCTACAGTAGTTCCTTCGAGTAGTAATCCATTAACCACCAATGCGACACTTTACACTTACGATAGAACAGGAGCGCTAGAGGGTAATGTAGATATTACGTTCAAACTAATTGCTGGGCCGGGAGAGGCTGGTCAATCACACTATTCTAGGCAATTTATCAAGAGTAGTGACTCATTAGGACTCTTAATGGTTACTCTGTTAAGAAGTTCTACATATCAAGCGTGGCGCGGAGATAATGAAGATGCAGTTCGCGTTACATTTACAACAGATGCTACTGGATCATACTTACTTCCAGAGATTTTAGGGTGGGAATAATGCCAGACGAAGATATTAAAAATGAACAGCAGGAAGATAAGAAGCCTGAGGAAAAGAAGCCCGAAGGGGAACAGAAGGAAACTAAAGAGAAAGAATCGCCGAAGTATCTCACCAAAGATGATTTTCAATCCGCTGTAAGTGAAGCCGTTAAGCTTGCTCTTAAGAATGTTTCTGAGGAGCAGGAAAAGAGTAATAAGGAGAAAGAGGCTCAAGAAAAGAATGATTATAAGTCGCTCTATGAAGAGTCTAAGAAAAAGCTAGATGAACTTACTTCCAGAGATGAGGCGGCGGTACGGTACGCTAAAAAGATTAATGATACCATTGACGCTCAGGTGAAGGACTGGCCTGTAAGTGTTAAAAAGTCTGATCCTGGTGCAGAAGATGCAGATGCTAGAATGAATTGGTTCGATAGCCATTCTGAAATGGCTAAAGAGCTAATGAGTAAATCTACTATTACTACGGAGCATGGTTCTTCTAGAGGTGGTAGCGGTAAAGAGAGGAATGTTGCAGACGAGTACATGAATAGTAGGTATGGTGCGATTAAGGAAAATCTTGGTCTAATTGGAGGAAAGAAGTAATGGCTAGAAGTGCTGTTCTTCGATGGGATAATGTTAAAACAGCGCCGGTATGGCTTAAGGATTTCCTTGAGCTAGATATGATCTCTCACTACCCTGCTATTATTGATCCTAGCCAGTTTACGGATCAAGGGGGTATTCTAGTTACTACTAGCGCTATCGCAGCAATTGGTGCTACTTCTGTTGCTGTAACTGCTTTGCCTGATGCTATTCCTGCTGGAACATTTCTTTATTTTGGTGCAGCAGGATCAGGTAAGATTGCTTATGTTACTGCTGCGGCTGCTAAGGGTGCTACTGCTCTTACAGTAGAAGCATTGGTGGTAGCTCTTGCTTCTGGAGATACTGCTATTCTCTCCAGATATGGAAGGAAATTTCTTCCTTCTGGTACGCTGTTGGGTCGAACTTATACTGAAAGGGATGCAGGAACAGGTTTTGGTCCTGCGGCAACTTCAGATGATGAGTTTGGCTTGCTTCTATTTGATAAGGAAGATTTGGTTCGATATCCTGATATCGAACTTCTTCGTCCTAATGCTGGAGTAACTGTTGCGGAGAATTTTCTCCCTGGGTGGTCGGGACTTTCTTCTGGCCTTAAAGCAGTTGTAAGGGCTCGTTGGAATACTATTACCGGAGCTGATTAATAATGAACGAATATTCTATTCCAGGGCTGGTAAATACACTTATTGAGAGAGATGTTTTTAATAAAGTTCTCAATAATCCTTTGGCACAGTTCGGCCCGCCTGAACGAACGTATCTCGGACCTACTATTCTTCCAGAGCAAACGGTGGAAGAGAATGAGTATACCGACGATCAGGTAAGGTATCGAACTGTGGTTGCTAATGATGGGACTAGATATAGTCCTGTTCAGATCAAGCAATCGGTTATGTTCGGTTCGATTAGTGTAAGGCTTGGGCATCAGGATATCGGTTCTCAGCTTACGGCTAAGGATTATGATACCCTGAATAGAATGCTTGCCCGCGCAGGACAGGCAGGAATGGGAACCTTTGAAGCAATGCAAAGGGTTCTCCGATGGTCTGATCTTACACTTCTCCGACCACTTCTGGATAAGCAGGAAAAGCAGCGATGGGAAGCGATTGTAGATGCTTCTGTTCCTATCGTTGGCGATAATAACTATACGGATACCTTCACCTATGTTAATCCTACTGGTCATAGGGTCGCTACAGGTGGTGATTGGGCAAACGATAGTTATGATCCGCTGGATGATATTATTGCTGGTCTTAATTTCCTTCAGGGAAAAGGATATCGAGCCAAGCGATTTATTACCAGTCTAACGGTTCGTAATAAGATGCTTGGTAATGATAAGATCAGGAACCGTGTTGGTTCGATTCAGATTGCTTCTGGATCGGTAGTAGGTTTCCCTGGTCGAGTTACTCCGGGCGCTCTTAATCAGATCATGCTCGATAACGAAATGCCCGGAATCGAAACGTACGACCTTCAGTATCGTACTCAATCGACAACGGGATGGTTCCTAAAGCGAACCGTTTTCGTTATTATTGCTGAAACTGATAGGACGATTGATCTGGACCTGGGAGATAACCAAATCCTTCCTATTCAGAATACACTTGGTTATTACGGCATTGGTACTGCTCAGGGTGAGAGTACTCCTGGTCGTATTAGCCACGTAAAGGCAATTACGGATGAAAAGCCGTATCGCCTTCAGGGACAGGCATGGCAGGCAGGACTTCCTGTAGTTCTTGAACCGGAAGCGATTTACGTTATTACGGGACTTTAATAATGGCTAAAAAGAGTAGTTTGCGGCGACAGATTACAGAAGTAGAGGATACCGGCGAAGATACTGTTGCCGGTCAGACCGCACGTAATGCGGCAGAAGATATTCTTGCTGCTAGAGAGGCTCTAGAGCAGGAAAGGCAGCAACTAGAAAAAGAAAAGCAGGAGTTTGCTGAACAGCGTCGCCTTTCTGCGGAGAGAAGCCTGCGTAATATTGAAAAGGCAGATAAAGAGGCTCAGCGCGGTGCAGCAAGAAAAATGGGTAAGTATGCTGTCGATACGGGTGATATTGTAGTTACCTTTAGGGGACAGCATTGGGGACCCGGAGTAGTGGATTGCCCTGATCAGGAAACGGGAGAAGCAATTGCTAGAGCGGTCCTTAAAACTCGTCGGGAACGTCAAGAGGAAGAACTAATAAGGCGTACTCCGCCTCCCGTAGAAGTAGATGAAATGGGACAGGTAAGAGTAGGTAGGTATCCTTCCAGAAATGATAGCGCCGACGACGAAGATGAAGAAGAAGTAGAAGAGACGGAAGAATAATAACAGGTTACGCTGTTATGATTAGTAGCGTAGCGAGAAGGAGAGTAGGGTAAAGTTCGAGCGGCGCTTTACCCTCTCTCCTTTTTATAAAGGAACAGTTAATGAGTATAACTGCTGCCGAGGCTCAGGAGTTAATAAGAGAAGAGATTGGTAGTAATGATATTCCAGAGATTGAGCGTAGGATTGCTCAATACTGGAGTTTACATGAGAGTAAGAGTAGTAATGTAGAAGTAGTGATGCTATATACGAAGTTATCTGTTCTTACTATGCTGATGGGAAAGCTAAAAGATTTGGTAGATACTACTGCCGGAACTGATAGCTTTAAGTATAGTCAGAAACTTCGTAATTATCAATCTCTATTTAGTATAGAGTTTGGTAAACTTAAAGTTCTTGATCCTACCGTTACGCTAGGTAATTTTGGATCGACTGCTACAGAATCCACTCTTCCAGATGTAACTGAAGAGTTCGTAGATATGCGTAACCATTATTATTCTGGGTATCCTAAAGGCAGATGTTATCCTAGAAGATGGGGATGGTAAATGATTTACCCTCCAGAATCTATACCAGATATTAATATAGTAACGGCACGCAAAGAAGTTCTGAGATTGCTTACTGCTAATATAACTATTAATAGATACACAAAAAGCGCGACTACGGCAACAGGGGGAAAAACTAGGACACTCTTATCTTCCAGAATTGTTAAAGGACTTCTGCAAACTGTTCAGAATTTAGCTGTGGAACAGGATATAGGATCGAATGTTACTTCTCTCCAGAGATTTACTCTGCTTCTGCCGTGGAATTACGATGCTAACGAATTAGATGAGATTTTACTAGGCGGAGAGGTGTATCAAATTCTGGATACTAATAGGAGAGATAGTAATAGAATAACTCTAAAATTATCTCTTATAAGGTTAACGTAATGGACATACAGATAAATGTATTCCTAGATCGTATCCGACTGAAGGAAATACAGGATACGTTCGAGGAAAGAGTAGACAGGGCGTTAGAGAAGACAGCAGATCAGGCTTCTCTACAAACCCTCCAGAATATATCGGAGAAGTTTAATCAGAGGTCGGGAGCATTAGTAGAATCTGTGAGTAATGAGAGGATAGCCTGGAATCATTGGAGAGTTAATGTAGGTGCTAGACACGCTATATTTCTCGAGTACGGGACGGTAAAGATGAGTGCTAAACCGTTCCTTCGTCCTGCTGTTGAGGCGCAGGCAGATAATCTCTATCGCAACTTAAGGATGGAGCTGTACGGTCAATGAGAGAAACAGAAGTCGCTAATAGATTTGTGTATAGTAAGCTGGCGGCTTCTGCTCCGCTGGCTGATTTAGTAGATGATAGAATATTTAGCGATCTACCGTCACACTCTCCTTTTCCGTATATTATTTATTCTCGCAGAGGTGGGGATGACTTTAGATTTATGATGGATATACCCGAAGCGAGAGTAAAGATAGAACCTGTATTTCAGGTCAATGCTACTACTCAGGGTGAGGATAAACAGGCAGCTTACGAGATAGCTAACCTGATAGATATGGCTTTAGAAGGAGCGGTAGACACTATAACTCTGGATGGTATACAGTATAATATTCAGGGATGTTGGAGAGTAAACGATATTGACTACACTTCAGTTGAAGATGGAATTCGTTATAATTACATCGGTGGATACTACAGGATGTTTATCTCCAGAGGAGTATAAGGGATGGCGCTAAGAGCTTCAGTATTTCAGCACCTTAATATAGGTCCTGAAGTTACGCCGGGAACTTTGGTAAGTGCAACTAAAAGATTGCTGGATACTAGGTTTAGCCTTAATCCTAACGTGCCCACTCAGCCGTTCAGGCCAGTAGGTGTTAAGTTTAATACCGATCTAACTCTGGAAAAGGAATGGAGCACAGGAACGTTTGAAGGAGTTCTAGGCTTTAATGATATTGTTTATATATTAGCATCTGCTCTTGTAGTTCCTTCTGCTCCTTCGGGTGGTGGTACGGCTAAAACTTGGACATTTATTCCAAGTGGTTGGGACCCTGATGTAATCCAGACTTACTCTATGGATTATGGTTCTAGTGCTAGAGCAGAACGTTGTGGATTTGGAGTTTTCTCTGGAGTAGAGATTAATCTAGCTAGAAATGGTCTAACAGTTAGAGGTGATGTATTTGCTAGAACGATGTCTGAAACTGCTACAATGGCTAGTACTACTAATGTAGCATCTCTTGTAGCAAGCCCTAAACTAGTAACTATATCAGTAGGAGATACAGTTGGTGGTCTTACTATGCTTCAGAATTGTATATCTGCTAATATACATTTCAGAAATAGGGTAGGACCGGCGTTTTTCCTTCGAGCAGATCAAGATAGTTATTCGGATATTGTGGAAATCGCACCTGATTATATGGCTCAAATTCAGGTGGAGCATAACTCTGTGGCTGCTGGTTATATGGCAGACCTTAGGAATTCTGCTCAGAAGTTCTGTAGATATCTGATTACAGGTCCTCTGGTTCAGACGGGAATTAATGCTTCTATTCAGATTACTTTTCCGTTCAAGTTCCAAACTCCTACCAGGGGAGATGTAGATAATATCTTTGCTTCGACTTTTTCTCTAATGCCTAATTACGAGAGTGGTACTGGTAATGGGCTGGAAATTGTTGTTATAAATAATATCGCTGCTCTATAGTTCTCTTCCAGAAATAACGAGGCTGTTAGGCCGAGAGAAAGGATAGAAATGCCGCTCAACATTTCTATAGTTGATAAAGAAGTTGCTGAACTAGATATTCCGTTTGGTAAAGAGACTATTCACATTAAGTTTTCTCCTAATAAGTATACGGATGAGTTTGTAGAAAATCATAAGGATATGAATTCTACGTTGATAGGACTTATTTCGGATTGGGATATTACTCATGATGTAGTGATTAAAGAAGGTAAGAAGGAAGAGACAGTAACTCAAAAGCTTCCTGTTTCAGAAGAAGGTTTTAAGAAACTTCCTCTTCGAGTTCTTACAGCTATTTGGGACGGTATTATGAATGCTATCGTCCCAAACCCGAAGAAGCAGACCGATGGAGGGAGTTTTACGTAACAAAGGGAATGTCAGGAGAATGTCCTCCTAACGTTGACCTCTTTCGGGCTGCTAAAGCTTTAGGTGTTGCTCCCTGGGAATTGAGAACTAAACCCATATACTACAAAACGATGGCTCTACTCTTATTAGAATGTGATGTTTTAAGAGAGACGAGTCCATTACAGGGCTAATAAAAATGGCTTCCGACGCTACATTAAATGCTAATATAACAGCAAATGATAACGCTTCGAGTGTAATTAGGAACTTCGATAATAATCTCAAATCCGTAGGGAGAACATCCGAGGATGTAAAAGCTAAACTGCGCGAACTCTATAATGAGTCGCTAGTTCTAAGACGCGCGGGGGAGGCGTTAACCTTTGGGTTAACGGTTCCCCTCGTTGCGTTAGGTACTGCTGCTATTAATACTGCTACTAGATTTGAGAGTTTAACGCAGGCTCTTAAAATAAATGCAGGCAGTGCTGAAGCAGCTAATAAACAATTTAAGGAATTGAGGGAGTTAGCTAAACTCCCTGGTATTGGTTTCGAGGAGGCTATTCAGGGAGCGGTTAGGTTAGAATCTGTAGGTTTGAGCGCACAAAAAGCTGCTGGATATATGAAGGAATTCTCTAATGCCATCGCTTTGGCGGGTGGGCAGAAGGAAGACCTTTATGAAGTAATGGTTAATGTTCAGCAGATGATGAGCGCAGGAGTAGTTTCTCAAAGAGAATTGAGAGAAACTTCTCGTCGTATGCCTCAAATCTTCAGTCTACTAAAAGAGCAGTATGGAGATGATCCTGCTAAGAAGATTAAGGAATTAGGTCTATCTGTTGAGCAGGTAATGGATAGGCTTGTCGAACGTATGCAGAAAATGCCTCGTGCTCCTATGGATACTGCGAGGAATGCGTTCGATAACTTTAAGGACTCTGTTAATCAGGCTGCGGCTGCAATAGGACAAACCGCTCTACCAGCTATTACCCAATTTCTGAAAATAATTAATCCTGGCTTGGAATTAATGGGGAATTTATTTGCTAAACTCCCTGTTCCTATTCAGGCTTTAGTTGGTGGTTTGGGTTTAGTTGCTGCGGCTGCGGGTCCTGTTATTCACCTTATCGGTCAAATTCAGCTTGTATCTCTTGCTTACCAGAGATTTATGTACGACCGCTCTGGTGATGAAGCAAAACAGAAAGCCGAACAGGATAGAATTAATAATTCTATTCGTCTAGAAAATGCTTTACTTACCCATCGAACTGCTGTTAATAATCTAGAAGTAGCTGAATATAGAGCAAAAGAGTTACAGAAGACAGCAATTGAAAAAGAGCAAATCGCTCAGCGAATGGCTCAGCAAGGTGGCGGTCCAGGTGTTGATAGATTACAGCGGCGGGTAGGAAGTATTTCTGGAAGTATAGAAGTTGCTTCCAGAGGTATAGAAACTATTGGATTACGGGAAAAACAGCAAGAGCTAACTTTAGAGCAGGCTCTTTTTAAGGAAGAGAAAGCTAAAGAAACATTAATTACTGCCGAGGCTGCCAAAGAACAATCCAAAATTGTAGAGGCACAGCGGCGATTAGATTTTGCAAAGCGAGATGCGGACAATAAAGCAGCTACTCTTAAGAGAACACAAGAAGATAAAGCTATAGCTACTTCCAGAAAAGTAGAACTGGAAGCAGAGTTAAAGCTTAAAGAAAAAGAACTTGCTGATGAGATAGCTATGACTAAGCGTGCTGAAGTAGAAATGAATGAAGCACGTTCAGCGCAAAGAGCAGTGGATGAAGCTAATAATAGAGTTGTTTTACAGAGACAAAGAGTAGCGCAAACTACTGCAAATGTAGAAAGGCTACAAGCTAATCAGGTTGCGGGAGCGGAAGAAGTAGTAGTAGCTTCTACTGTTAACACAGCTAAGACAGAAGATGCTGTGTTAAAATTTAAGCAAACTCTTGCAGACGAAGCAGCTATGAATAAGAATTTCGAGTTAGATCGTCTCGCGCAAGAAGGAAAGATTACAAAAGAAGAATTACAAATAAAGCGTCTCGCTATAGACGAAGAATTAGCTTTAAGAAGAGCTAGTTTGAATTCTACTACTGCTGCTGGAGTAGCTTCTGCTGCTGCTGTTGCTACTGCTAATGTTCAAGCGGCTACTACTTCTGCAACTGCATGGCAAAAAGTAAAAGGTGCTGTTAGTGGTTGGCTTGGTGGTGGTATAGGTGGGTTTGGAGCTATCCTCGGCGGACAAATGGCATTAGGCATGCTGCCCGATGGGGGTGTATCGGGGCAGATAAAAGGAGCGGGCAGTAATGCTCTTAATTATCTAATGCTCGCTAGTCTAGCAGGTCCTAAAATTGGACCTATGATGACTAACCCGTATGTGTTAGCTGCTATGGCTGCTCCGGTGGTATCAGAATGGTTTGTGGAAGGGCATGAAAGAAATCAGCAAGGTTTAGACCCAAAAAGAACTCCTGGTGATTGGTGGCGAAATCTTGATCCTCGTAGATTATGGCCCGGTGTTGCTGCTAAACAGGATGAAGAATGGGCACAAAAACAAGCTGATGAAGCAAAGAATGAAGTACAGGCGAGAATTGCTAGAGAGGGAACTCCTGCTTCCAGAGCTAAAGCGGCTGCGGCTGCTAAGCAAGTGCAGGATGTATTTGACGAAGAAGAAAAGCGAAGAATTCAGGATAGTCGATATAGGACTAGTTTATCTATAGCTGAGTCTACTATTTCTGGAGATGAAGATACTAGAGCGCAACAAGAATATAAAGCATATGCTCCTATTATAAAAGAGCGTATGGAGTATCTGAAAAAAGAAGGCGACAGACTTTATAAAGATGCGAAAACAGATGCAAAAGCAGCACAGGAAGTTAATAAAACTATTGGCGAGTTCTTTGAAGAGAAAACCAAACTCCAGAAGCTTCAGCAGGATGCAGAGAACGAACAAAAGGAAAATATAAAGAAGAGTAAAGAAAAGCAAGATAAGATTAATCAAACGCAAAGAGAGGCGATGGCTGCTCAAGCTGAAGCGATGGTTGCCAGGTTTGCCGACGATCAACAGGATCAAGCCAGGGCAGCAGTAGAAATCCCTCTCCTTCAAAAGCGAATAAAAGAAATTAAAGATCGAATGAAGGCTTTACTTCCTACCATCAAAACTAATAAAGATGATGCACAGGAGTATAACGATCTACAAAAGGAAGGATACGAGAAGGAAAGAGAAGCTTATGATCTTCTGGGAAGAGGACAAAAGGAAAGAGAACAGAATAATAAGAAGATTGTAGATCAGCAGAGGAGGGATACAGATTCATATTTTGATGCCCTACGAGAACAAGCTAAAGCTAGGGTAAATTCAGCAAAAGATGATGTAAAGAAGCAAGCAGAAGCAGAAGTTTTAATTCCTGTTCTTAAGAATGAGCAAGAATTTCTGTTTAATAAGGCGCAGAGACTTAAAGCAGGAACGGAAGAATATAATAAAGTTGCTAATGATTACTGGAAGTTAGAGGGAGAGATATCTAATATCCAGATAGATGCTATAAAGGAACGAGAAGAGAATCAGAAGAAGGCAGAAAGAGAAGCAAAGAAAACAGCCGAGGATCAGCATAACCTTCTTATTCAGAGGACTAAAACGCAGGAAGAAGCTATTAAGGCTAATCCTTTCCTTAATCCTAGAGAACGAGAACGCGGTCTTGTTAAAGTTCTTATGGAGCGTTATAAGGATATGATGCAAGCTGTTTCTGGAGAGACGGAGCTAGAAGCAGAACGACGAAGAACGGAAGCTCAACAAACTAGAAGAGAAATATTCGAAGCAATGGGGATGAATAGACGTGGAATGAGAACGTTGGGTGGAGGACCGTTAGGAGGAGCGTTTAATAGAAGAGATATGATGAGTGTCTATAACCAGTTAGGATATATAGATTCTCATACTGAACAGAGTAATAATGAAGCGAAACGTATGGCTAATAGAGAAGCTTTAGGTCGTCCTGTTGTATTCCAAATTACGCTCGATCCTAATGCTACACAGGCTCAGCTCTGGAAGACATTCCAAGAGTGGTTGAATATGATTGCCAGACAGCAATCCTCTAGTCCTATGTATGCGAGGTAATCTATGCCTCAGTATACATTAACTAGAATAGGGGCAGTAGAGTATTATGGAGATAGCTATCCAACAGCAGATACATTAACAGTAAATGTGGGAGTACTAGAAGCGGGTGTTATATTAATAGTATTTTTTACAGGATATTTTTACTCTGTTACAGAGTATTTTGGCGACACTTTAGGTTATACTTATTTACCACATGAACTTAATGCTAGAATATTACCTAGTGATACGCCTAGTGATTTTGCAGTATCAGTAAGAATGGGTACGCCTAGTATTGGTAGTGAAGGTTATAACTGGTCTGCAAATCTAGTAGTGTATAAGCTTGAAGGTGCTGATCTTTTTGATAGTACTTCTGGTACTATAGCAACCAGGGTTCATAGTGCTGGTTATGATAATGACGACGGTAGTGTTGTTTCAGCAGAGGAATTATGGACTGCTAGATATAAAAATAATCTAACTGATAAAACAATTTTTGTTATAAGTGAATTTTTTGCTGAAGGTGCTATACAGGTAGATGGAGGTTATAGTAAAACAATTGATGAGATGACTCTTGATTACGAGTTTAATGGAAATGGAACTATATCTCCAAGCGCTACTGTACCTTACTATACTTCTGACGGCTATCAGCACCATTCCATTTGGTGTAAAGAATTAGCTTATAATGAAGAGTGTGAAGAAAAACTACGATGGGATTACGATACGAGTGATATATATGATCAGAATAATGATGCTGTTGGGAGGATGTATCATTATCATCTTACCCATACTATATATTTCTGGTGGTCTGATGGAGGACCGTGGGACCCTAGCCCTGAGCCTGGAATGATAGATGTTCTGTATAGTGAATTTGATAAACATAAATATGAAGTAGATGATTGGGATACACATAAAATCTCGTTTAGAACATATAAGGGTGACGGAACATTAGATAGGTCGGTAGTTATAGACACTAATACTACGTGTCATCAACCCAGAATATTTGAGTTAGGTAAACACACATTACAGGTCTTCTATAGAAGAGGAACGACAGGCTATAAAGCTACTTCCAGAGATAGAGGGAGGACTTGGACTTTGACAACGTTACCTTTCTCTGGAGATATATTAGTATATGAGAGAGCAGGAGCGTTAGGTAGTTTATCATTTCCTGTTGCTTTAATATATAGTAAATCTGGTAAAACCTGGTCTATTGCAATATATAATAATAGTGCAGATACTTGGTCTTCTCCTGCTACTATAGCTACAGATGCTAAATTTACTATCGGCAGATTAGTGCAGAAAGGGAGTGGTAATTGGGAGTTTACTTATCAGCAGGACAGCACTGGTAATAGGGTTGTAAAGACCTGTAAAAATCTCTCTACTTCTGGAGGGACAGCGACGTTTACATAAGGATATGGCTAGAAAATATGCTATCGCTTCAGTCGAATTATTCGACGTATTTGAGTTCCAACCTGTAGTAACTGACAGGGGATTCAGCGCATACTCTACTATAAAGAGTGTGCAAGAACGATCTCTATACAATGCTGACCTAACAGGAACACCACTTCTGGAATGGATACCCAAACTAGAAGGTATCATTAATAGAGCATATTGGGTAGCGAAAGATACTACTCTAGCTCAATGGAATTCTACTGCGGGAGATACTGGTTCTTGGGAAGAACAGGTTCCTGCTTGGGGAGACTATATTGTAAAAAGGTTAGTTCAGTATGATGGTAATCCTAATATTGTTGGTAAGAGGATTTCTATCTTTAATCTCCCTATTAATCCTGAGTTTGCTATTAGCTTTATCTTACCTGATACGGTTGAAGGACAGGACGTTGATACTCATCCCGCTCATATCAGATTTGAGTTTGGACAGTTTCTATGGTGTATATACATAGATAAGAGTGGGGCTTATGTTCAATTCCGTCCTACTACTTCCGACCCCTGGTCAACTCTGGAAAGAGTAGGGACTCCTAGTCCAAGTGTAGGAGATACCTCGGACGAGAGATTAATTTTTGTGAGATGTGTTTCTGGAGTGATATTAGTATCAGGTAATTTTGGAGAGAGTTATAAGCTGGCTACAGTAGAAGGAATACCTGTAAATGTTCCATCTAGTAAAGCTAGACTAACTACAGAAGGTGGAATTATAGCTTTCGGGTTTCATCAGCTAAAGCAGGCAGCAGGAAAGATAATTCTCGATCCTAAACTAGATACTCTTACTTCCAGAGTACCGGGAACTATGCTTGATAGTCTGGAGCCTGTTGCTGATATTCCTAGTCCATCTAATTTAATTCTGGTAGATAACTCCGATCCTCTTCATGGGAGAGTAGGATGGGCTGCTGAATTAATTCCAGGGGTAATAGGAAGTGCTACAGCAGTTCCTTTCCAGTGGTATAAAACACCGACGTTATATGCAGTAGATACTAAATATGCGGTAGAATCTTCTACTCCAACATTAAGTAGTACATTCCCTTGGGATGATAATCTTATAGATGTAAATATAATATTGCCTAGAAGTCTAGATCAAACTACAGCCACTTTTCAAGTACAGGCTCGTTCCGCAGCAGATATTCTAGCAGCAGAAAGCTATAGGGATAGGGCTGTTAGAATACGACTAGGATATGAGCATCATGATGGGTCTGAAGAATGGTATGTAATGTTCACCGGATATATTACTGATGTTGTTCCGGTGTGGGATGACTATGGTAAGGTGGTTGTTACTTTTGTGTGTAAGAATACATCATACCATCTGGAACGAGCAAAGTGGGATGGGTTTGGTCAGTATAGATTAGGTGGTAGAGCTTTAACTGTTGCTGCGGATTTAGTTCTATATACAGAAGGGCTAGGAGCTACTTCCAGAAGTTGGTTCCCTTTGGGAGATTATCAGATGCTCCCGTGGGGGCGGCAGGACAAGCCCTTTGAGTTAACGAGGGTTAATGAGGAGAAATGGAAGACGCTCAAGCGGCTCTTTGGCTACTACGGGTATGAATTAGGTGTAGATAACTACGGAATATTCTATTCTCTTCCGTATAATTATTATCTAGGAACAGTTTCTAAAACCTTTGATGCTAGAGAAACCAGCACTATACAGAACGCTATTACTCGTATAGCTAATAGATATAAATATGAAGAGAGCGCAACTTGTGTAGTTGTTCATGGTTACGACCAATACGATCAGTTCGTATTGGCAGCTTCGGTAGATTTTGAAGCTGAGCAAAATCCATTTTCGTTAAGAGCAGCCGCATGGCGAACTATTATCATAGAGGAATTATTCGATGGAGTAGACTACCCAACAGCGGTAGAGAGGAATATAGCTATTTCCAGAGATGTGTTCCAAACAAAACAAGAGCCTATTATCACTACTCCAGTAGATGTATCTGTAGGAAGACGCGCACAAGTTATTGTTGATAACTGTGAGCGTGTTAATATACCTTCAGGAACTCATATGGTGATCGCTTCTCTCACCCATCATTATACTCGCCAGCAAGGTCTATCATCTCTGGAAAGTAATGCTGGACTGGAATTGATAGTGACATGAACCAAAGAAATCCGCTAGATATTCTGGTTTATGAAGAGAGAAGATTAAGAAACGTTGCAAATTCTGATCCTACTATAGTAGGCTCTGGGTCTAAAATAGGTGCCTTAATAACAGGAATTATAGAATCAGGATTATGGGTTCCTATAGGAAGAATAGGTATTACTCCTTTTGGTGAGTTCAGGTTAAGTAATAGGAGTACTCGACTTGTGGCAACTAGACGATATAGTTTTATCAATAACGCTGTAACCGGAGATGATCTCGGTGCAGCAGAAATGAATAAAGATGGAAATGCTCTGGAGGCACTATATGTTATTCTTTCAGATATTATGGGTGTTGCAGGTTACATCAAGTCTACGCATGTAAATGCGACAGCCATTTCTGGACAGAAAGCATTAACAGTTTCCAGAGGTATTCTTAATACAGGGGATACCGTAGATGGGTGGATGTGGGTTGTCATAGATCAGGACTTTACATTAAATGATGCTGCGATAGCAGATGGAACTATAACATTAAGTACTACCAATTATTTTTTCTTGAAAAGAGATGGAACCTGGGCGGTAAGAACCACTAACACTCCGCCAGCGCAAACATTAATAGCGTTCTCTGCTGTGTTTGGTGCGACTGATGCAACCTCTGTAAATAACAATCCTACAGGTAGAAAGAATTTGCTTTCGCTAGATAGTATTAACACTAAACTAGCACAGCAGACAGCGTTAACTGCTGCTAATGCGGGAACTATAGATACTACATGGGACTCAACAGAAGTAGCTATTATGGGTAATATGAGGACTAGAATAAACGAGTTAGAAACTAGGTTACATAATATGGGGGTATTACCGTAGTACCTAGAGGTGCGGTATGTCGGAAGAGAAAGAACTCGATAAGAAAGATCAGATAAATAAGGGTCATATTTATGCTTTAACAACGGAGCATCTATACAGAGAGATGTCATCTCTGGAAGAAAAGATAGATGCTAAACGTATTGGTTTAATGGAATCTATAAAGCATATTGTAGAAGGAGAGATAGGAATATTACGAGCACGCTTAGATGCGATGGATAAGGTGTTTATAATCTTTAGTGATAACCTGACTCGCGTACCTACGGAAACAGATAAACAGGTAGGGCATTTACGAGATTTGCATAGTGAGAGATTCGAAGCTATAAGGGTGCAGTTTAGTGAGAGAGATACTAGGGCAGATCAGTATAGTCGTGATAATAGAATAGCTATAGATGCTGCTTTACAGGCAGCGAAAGATGCTTTATCAGAACAAAACAAGTGTTCTTCAGAGGCGATTAGAAAAAGTGAGTTAGGTTTTCAAAAACAAATAGATCAGCAAGCGGCAATGATTAATACTATAGCTAAAGCGCAAGATGATAGATATGGTGATCTGAAAGAAAGAATAGCTATTATAGAAGCATCGGCAGCAGGTAGGCAGGAAGAAAAGAAAGATACACATGCTGGTAGCTCTTTATTAATATCTATTGTTTCTATTGTGATCGCTATAATTAGTATAATATCGGGTGTTATCGTTGCGTTAGTGATACCGCACAAATAGAGAAAACCGGAATGGCATCTGATGGTGGGGCGGGAGCAGTAACAGTAGTGACAGGAATTATTTCTAGTGTAACTGTAATACTTACACTAATAGTAACGGAAGTATTTAAGGCTGCAGACGCAAAAAGGAGGCATAAATGGGAACAGGAACTTGTTAGATCGCAACAAGAAGTAAAGGAATTACAGTTGCAAACTACACATAAAGCCGTACAGGATCGTAAGGAAATTATGGAAAATCAAAGGCAGTTAGAAAATAAGATAGATGTTAATACGAAAATTACTGCTCATGTGTTGAAAGAAGCAGCTAATGCTGCTGGTAAAACTGTTCCAGAGGTATTAAGAGAAACTAATCATGCTCTTGATGAGATGTTACGTAATCACTTAAGCGCAAAAGAAAATATAAATGAAGAAAGGCCGGAAGACCGTTGAGGAGTCTAATATTATAAAGGCTCTAACTCATACGCCCGCTAAGGTAGAAGCTTACGCTAGAATTATCGCGACAGTAAAAATATATTTTGGACAGTATCTAGAAAAGTATCCCGAAAGAGCGGGTGATGAACGCTACCTCGAAGGTCTGCAATGCAGTCTATTTGGTATCTCTGATATATTAGAGATATTAGATGACTATGAAATACACTATAAGATACAGGAGAAACATAAAAAATGAGCGGGGCATATGATTTCTGGAAGAGTAAAACATTCTGGACTGCGCTAATTACAACTCTAGCTGGAGCTATCTGGATTTTCGGGTTCCAGCATAGACAACCTACAGAGGGAGAGATTCAGATCGCAGTAGGACTATGGATGGCAGTATTCGTGAGGGATACTGTTATGAAAGGAGCGGAGATTAAGGCAGGAGTTCGAGAGGCTGTTAATAAGGACCCTAAAGTAGAAACGTAATTATGATAGACTTCAATAATATACCGTTCTTGCAGGCTAAGCAGTATACACCTGCTAATAGAACATATATTAGGCTCATAGTTCTTCACAGTATGGAAGCACCTGAAAAGGGAGCTACAGCAGAAGCGGTAGCTAATTACTTCCATAACTTGAATAGGAAAGCTAGTGCCCATTACTGCGTAGATAATAATAGCATTGTCCAGTGTGTTCAGTGTAAAGATGTAGCCTACGGAGCGCCAGGAGCTAATAAAGACGGAATACATATCGAGATGGCAGGTTATGCTAGACAGAGTTTAGCGGAATGGAAAGACGAATATAGTCTTAACATGATAGATAATGTAGCTCAACTCTGCGCTAAAGTTTTGTGCCCTAAATATCATATACCTGCTGTCTATCTCGATGCAGTATCTCTGAAAAGTAAACCTACTGCTAAAGGCTTCACCACACATAGGATGATTACGGAAGCGTATAAGATGGGAACACATACTGATCCGGGTCCTTTCTTTCCGGTAGATATGTTTCTCGAGAAAGTAAAGAAGTATACAAATCTATAAAACAGGTACAAAAAAATAGGGGACATTTCCTTCCAGAGATGGAAAGAGATGCCCCCTATTTTTGTGTCTACTTAGCTTTAGTATCTGTCGCTAGGCTCTCAAGAAATGCTTGAGAAATATAGTTTCCGAGCGGTTTATCTTTTATAAATTTACGCTCTCTACCATATCTTAACCATATATCGAACTGTGTTTCTATACTACCAGAATTTACTTCGTATGTGTCGCTTGCTTTTACTTTCTTCTTTTCTAAATCATACGTATGTTCGTTAATAACACGAACTGCTCCTGCTTCTTCTGACTTATTTTTATCAGGATACACGTAATATTCTGTATTCTTTTTACGCTTCCATTCTTCTAGTTCTTTATTAAGAAGATCACGATCACTATGTATATAAGATTCTAGAAAACTTATTTTCTTTCCTATCTCTAACGCATATCTAATCTCTCTACGGGTAGAGCTACCAATGTAACCGAATACATTTACTATATAAATTTCTTCTGCTAACTCAATTTTACGAAGATGTAATTCGTCTAGTTTATCCTTCACACATTCGGACCAATCGGGTTCTCCCTCGGGTTTCTTCCATACTCCGCAAGAGAGGACTATGTGTCCTTCCAGAGTTAACTGCTGGTTAACTTTCTCGAACTCTTCCTTAAACCTCGTCGATCCACACAGACAGATAATCATTTGAGTCCACTTCAATCTAAAACAAGCTTAACGATGAGTATGCTACTTCTTCCCAGGGAGTTTGTAGAGTTGTTTCGTAAGTCTTCTTGCAAGCTGCACAGTGAACATTCACCCAACCATGCGGGCCAGTTCCATGTTCTGACCATACTTCCATATCTTTTTCTTCCAGAAATTTACGTAAAGCTAAGAGATGTTCGCATGGAGGATCGTTATTATAGTAGCCCCACTTAGATTCTTCTGGCATTAACTTATCTCCGTAATTGTATTATCTTTAATCATATCTCTATGACTTCTCCATCCCTTCAAGTTATGCACATATTTGCTTTCAGAGATAGGCATAGCCTGATGCTCTGTAGGGCTAACATGTCGAGGTGTATTTTCTATTAGTCTACAGTACAAGTTAAGGTCTTCCTCGTAAGTAAACTCCTTTCCCTCGTAAAGTAAAAGAGAAGTTCTCGCGCATCTAGCTGCGGAGATAGCAAAAGCTAGAAGTGATAGATTATTCTTATCTTTTATGCAGTTATTTACTAGATTTAAGAATTTATTATTTACTGCAAGACTAGCACCAGGATGTGCTGACATACGTCCGTATGTAGATATTAAACTTTGTTTCTCATCAAATGATCTCATAAATGGTATATGAGATGAATATACAAAAAAATCTCCTGGGCTTCTAGGAGCAGGTATCCTCCTTAAGTACTCTTTCTTCATCATCCTAGCCATTTTAGATAACTCTCCCTGTGCTGCGGAATGATCGCGTAAGGCGAAGAAATTAGCATATCCTTCATCCGTTCCTGTAATAACCTCTCTTACCCATTGATAAGGTGCTAAAACTCTATTAGCTATTTGTTTATGGACACCTAGAGATATTAACTCCTTCGCATGAGCTATAGCATCTAATCTTCCTCTTAGCCATACTTCTTTACACTGATCGTATTCTTTACTCCCAAGTTCATAAAATCCCTCTGCTTGCATCCCTTTTTGTTCGATAGGGAATCTTTCTGGAATGAAAGGGTCCTCTTCTACCATCTGTATAATTCGTTCTGTGCGAATGGTTCTATTAGAAGCAACAGAGCGAGAGAAACATCTATGGCGGCAGAACTCCGCATGGACAATAAGAGGATACTTTAACTCGAACGTAGTAATTCTATCACCCGTTATCTTATTAACGGAGTCGGCTATAATCTCGTATTGATAACCCTTCTGTTCTTCTGGAATAGGCGGTAACTCTGCCATCTTTATTTCTTCTCCTGTAGCTGGTCTATCTTACTGCTATCTTTCTGTAACTCTTCCATATGTCCCTTCATCCCATCTACCGCCATCTTCTGTGCTATATTGTTTATAGCGTTATTAAGGGCAAAAGAATCTACTCCCTCGGGAACGGAGATACATATAGCAGGCTGTACCTTCTCTCTCATGCAAGATACAGTAATACGGTCTATTATATCTGCTATTTGGTCTCTTATATACGGGAATGGTATCTCAAATCTTATTCTTTCTAAATCCTTTATCCATCCTTTTGATTCTAATTCTTGGAGCCTGGTTATCTTTTCTTCCAGAGTTATCGGGTTCGGGTGTGTGATTGCCATTAGGGTTGACCTTCTTCTTAATCTTAAATTTCTTCGCTAAAGTAATAGGCTCTATAGGAGTAACATGCCCGTTAAGATCATTCTTAACTTCTACTTCTATAGGAGCGGTAGTTTTAATTTCGAATCCCGCTTTTACCCATAAATCTTTAATCTCTTCTTCCAGGTAATAATGACTAACAGGACGACCTATCTCTCCTGTTTTATGTGTCTCGACTCTTATAACCTTAAGGAGAACTAGATCATCCACATGTAGCTTAACCGTTGTTTTAGGAGTAGCGAGTAATTTAGCTATCTCATTAAGGTCTAGACCATCTCTCTCTACTAACACATTAATGATCTTAAGGTTCCATTCCGAACAACTATCTAGAGCTACTTTTCTTATTACGCGAAAGTCATCTTCTGTCACCTCTGCCGGGTATCTCTGGAGAGCAAGTGCTACCATTAATTTATGTAACTGTATAGCAATCCTACTCCCTAACTCATGCATGGGCTGATATAAAATAGTGTCCTTATACGGGTCCCGATCTACCGCCGCCCGAAGGTAGGCGACAACTCTGGAAAGAGCTACGATCTTTAAGACATAATCTACTGGTATTAATGGGTAATCCTCTTCCTTTATCTTATACTCTAAGAAAGATTTAGCCGCTTTATGGAGTACCTCTTTCATCATTACTTGCTTTCCAGAATTGGATATGGCGGCAGTAATTAGGATGTTCTCGTGCTCCGAGTTCATCTCTGGAAGGCGAAATGTTAATGACCGCTCTCCCATTGTAGTATTACTTTCCGCAAAGAGAACATTCGTAACACCTGCTGCCATAGTAAATTGACCCGTGTATTCTCTCATAATACCGGAGCCAAAATCTCTCTCTACTTTACCATCAAATGCCCCTCGGAGAACAGCATATACTTCTTCCTTTTGTTGTTTACCCATCTGTAGAACTTCGGTGAAGTCCTTAAGTATCAGGGTTTTCCCTATAAGTTTAGGGATAAGGCTAGGGTCTTTCCCGACCTTCCATCCTGATACTAACGTAGGACGACTTACCGTCGATCTGTTGACGCAGCAGGTTACTTCTGAAGTAGAAGTTAGTAGCTCGCTTTTCCCATATCCGGGCGGTCCAGCAATGAATAACCATAATGGGCATCCCTCTAATTGATTAGATATGACTACTGCGAATATACAACGCAGAGCGTCTATAAGGGTTTGGGTAAAGAAGAGATACTTTCTATATATGTCTATTATTTCTTCCAGAGGTGGTCTCTTACCGGAAGAGAGCAGAGGGTATTCATCTATAGGATTACCTTCAGCTACTTCTTCCAGAGATAGATCATCTTCTGGACGAAACTTCTTGATGAACTTCTTTAACTCTTTGAGAGGCTGTCCTGATTTATAGAAGTCTCGTATATCAAACCCGTCGGGTAATCCTTCGGGCCAGTATATCTTCTTAACTTTAGGACAGATATTCAAGAGTTTACTAGCAGCCTTCGTTCCTCCTTTCTCCCCATCTATGTCGTTATCATAACAGATAACAACATTCCTACCTTCCAGGGGTTTGATCCATTCATCTCTGAAAGAGTTAGCTCCTGGTACTCCTATCGCAACTCCCTTTGTTCCTAATAATTCCTGCAAACATATCTGATCCCATTTTCCCTCGGTTAAGTATATCGGACATTTTGGATCGTATTTATGTAATAGGTCTAGCCCGATAAGGTATTGTCCCATTCCTGTTAACCCCATAGGCTTCGGTTTCTTAGCCTGAGGATCATAGAATAGGAGATTTACCATCGTTCCTTTCTCATTACGAACTGGTATAATCCATTGCCCATGTTCGTATACTAGACCATGATGTTTAAGGAGTTCTACAGAAATATTCTTGTGTTCGGATAAGTCCTCCCAGGGGAACGAAGCATGATTCTCCCATAGCATTTCATAGCTCTGGTTAAGGAAGTTATAGATATTCCCTTCACTACCGCAAGACGCAGATTTGCACTGGTATTGTCCTGTTGTTCTGTTAACGTAAAACTTATTTGACTTTCCGCAGAAGGGACAGTCGCCATAATGATTTCCTCCTGATTCTCCTACAGGATCAAATCCTAGCTTCTCAAATACTGGAAGATAGTTTCTATCTACTTTAGATTTCGGCATTACTGCCTACCTCTGTTTTATCATTAGGGTATCCTTTATTACGCCCTATAAGCGGCCTGACTTATATTTTTACTTCTTCTTTCTCATGCCAGTACGTTCTAGCCCTAGTAACCTCTACTTCCATAGGGATTTCCAGGCGACCTTCTGTATCTCTCATTATGTTAGCCATTGTTCGACAGAACTCCAGATCGTCCTGTCCTTCCTTCACTTCGAATATTAACTCATCGTGGACAGGTAATAGAATATGGGCGTCCCATCCGACTTCCTTAATCTTTGAGTCACATCGAATAATCGACCGTTTACACATATCAGCAGCGGTGCCCTGGACTTCATAATTAACGGAGCGATACGCAAAATCAGGGTCAACACTAAGCTTCCGTCCGTATTTAGTAATGACAAAACCATCGCGTTTCGTTTTGTTCGAGAGGTAACGGGAATACCTGTTAATCCCAGGAAAAATATCATCGAATTGGGATAAGAACTCTGCTGCCTCATCTCTGGGACAGTAAAGCATATACATAACTGCTTCAGCACCACCTCCATAAATCTTGGCATAAAAGCAGTTCTTTGCCCTGGTTCGACTAGCCTTTTTGTTAACACTCTTTTCAGCTTTAACGATATCATAATCGAATCTAGAAAGCCATAGGTCCGCAAGAG